TTGGGTACAAGCGTTCATCTATAAATCCAATGGAAGATATGCAACAAGATCCATCTAATTTAGTCGAAACGGATGATGATTTTGGTGCTGGGAGCTTAGGCGATACTGAAGTCTTGTCCGATGAGGATATAGTAGTAATTGCTGGGAAGCCTGATAAAGTTGCTAAAGCTCTAGCAGATATTCTGCCTGGTCTTGGTGGTGGAAAGGTTCCGGAGTTGGAGCCTGGTGATATTACTGGCGAGGAAATGCCCGATATTGGTGAAATGCCTGAATCAGAGCCTGAAGGTCTAGAAGGTCTAGAAGGTCTAGAGGGCGAAGCTGATGAAGAAGCTGATGAAGAAGTTATGGGTGCTGCATTCGAGGAAGATGAAGCCGAGGAAGAAGAGCTTGAAGAATAATGCTTCATCTTATTAATAGATCAATTGTTTCTAGGACGGGGAACCTTGGTGGTCATACATTATTGCAGGATACATATCCTCTGAAGATTATGCGCTCTGAACGTATTATATCAGAGGATATTCATGGCGATCAAGTATCAGTTCTGCGTATTGGCGGCCAGTTCCAATTATCAGGTAGACCTAATGCCAATGGTAGAATTTATCCTGAAGGTGTGTTGCGACAGGCAGTTGAAGAAATCCAGAAGGATATAAAATCTCGCAGTGTTCTTGGTGAATTTGATCATCCTCCTGATGCTAAGATACATCTTGATCGTGTCTCTCACCTTATTACTAAGCTTTGGATTGATAACAGTGGTGCTGTATTTGGTGAGGCTGAGGTTCTTGATAATACGATTCTCGGCAAACAATTATATGCGTTGTTAGAGCGCAAAATTAGAGTTGGCATCTCTTCTCGTGGTGTTGGTGATATGGAGACCGCGATATACGAGAATGAAGAATATTATAAAGTATTGCCTGGATATACTTTTGTTACTTTCGATATTGTAGCAGAGCCTAGTGTTCACGGTTCTTATATGTCAGTGATGGAATCAAAAAATCGGCTTTTAAACCGGTCTCATAGTGAGAAGGTTGGTCGAGATAAGAAGATAATCGTAGAAGTTCGCAATTTCTTAGAGGAGTTGCGATAGGAATCCGTGTGAACGAATATAATTTAAGCAAAGATATTCTGGAGTTCTTCAATGGATAAACTTAGGAGTCTTTTCAAACAAGCAGGTGTCGGCCAACAGTTGGCTGATGCTATCATTGAGGAGATTGGTACTCACACCAAAGCGGTGAAAGAAGAGTATGATAGAAGATTCGATCAAAAGTTGAATAAAGCTCAAAAAGTGGCCCAGGACCTTCTAAATAAGGAGAAGGTCCGGCTAGCTAAGAGAGTTGGAATATATCTTGAAGCTAAGAAGGAACAAATTGACCGTACAGCTGAAAAGCAGAGACTAAATGAGGACACCGAGGCTACCTCCTTACTTAAGCGCACTCGCGCACTTTTGGAGGGGATCAATATCGACGATCCTAGCAATAATCGGGAGATTCAAGTCACTCGTAAACAAATCACGAGGTTGCAGAGGGCTGTAGGCACCCTGAAAGAGGAACGTGATTTGGCTGTTCGCAAGGCGAACGAAGCCAACACTATTGCTATCAAACATTTGAAGATTAGTCGTCTGTTAGAGAGTAAGCTCAAGGCTGCAGTAACCTTGAGCGAAACTAAGCCAGTCGCTTCAAAGAAGACGAAAACTACAAAGACTGTTAGCAATATTGCGGAGGGTAAGAAGAAATCTACTCGTCGCAGGTTGGATTCAAAGCGTCGTGCACCAGCAAGAGGGAAGTCTACCAGACCAATTATGGAAGACAATCAAAAGAGCGGTGCATCCAAGACCGGTAGCGATAACAAAATTGCTGGTATCGCAGCAAGGATGGATGACTAGAATATAACTCATTTGGAGTAGGAGAAAATAATGAGTAACGTGATTACTGAAGAGTATCGTCAGCAAATGTTGCTGCGCGAAGGTAGAAAAAATACACTGGTCAATAGATGGTCGCCGGTTCTTAAGAAGTGCCGCGAGGTGCATCCTGGGAAATTCCCACTTATGGCGCACATTCTTGAGAACCAGTATAACCACTGGGATCCAAAGAAGAAATCACTTCTTCTAGAAGATGCGACCACAACTGGTGATATCGCCGATTTCACTCGTTTCGCGCTTCCTCTAATCAGGAAGTCCTATCCAAAGCTTATCGCTGATAACTTAGTTGGTGTTCAGCCAATGAGCCAGCCGGCTTCTCTGATATTCTATATCAGATACCGTTACGCCCTTAGCAAGGGCCAAACTCTGGCTGGGACCCAAATTATGCGTCAGAACACTGCTCAACAGTTCGCACGTCAGAACGGTTGGGCACTCGATCCATATTACTCCTCACAGGAAGTAAAGGGAGAGGATCTGACAATTGACGGCAGCGGCGCTGCCATCACTGGCACACTAGCTCATCGTCCAGTCCTAGCTGGCACAGTGGTAGTCAACGTTTATAACGAAGATACCGATAGCTGTGAAGATCCAGAGCCGGTTCTACAGGTTGGTTTCGATAGCGATGGCAACCCAGACCTCATCTTAGTTGGTGATGCAACTGGTGTTGTTGTTGATGATACTACAACTGGTGCAACTCAGTTCGATCATGCAACTGGATCGGTAACTATAACTTTATCCGCTGGTGCCCTAGCAAGCACTACTATAGCGCGGGTCGATTATGAGTTCGATCTTGAGAATAACCCATTCCAGCCAGAAGTAACCTTGAGTATCGACAGTGATAGCGTCGCAGCTATTACTCGTAAGCTTAAGACCTCCTGGAGCCTTGAGGCTGCTCAGGATCTCAAGGCAGTACACAATATCGATGCTGAGTCCACTCTAACCGATCTAATGGCTGATGAGATGGTCGCAGAAATCGACCGTGAAATCATTAACGACTTGATTATCGCAGCAGCAGTCCGCGCTACCCACAACTTCGCCACTGGCGCAGGTGCTAGCGTAAACTTCACTGACCGCAACATTGCGTTGCTATACAAGGTCCTTGAAGTCGCCAACGTCATCCACAGGTTGACTCTCCGTGGTCCAGCCAACTGGATGGTAACCTCTGCTGATATCAGCTCCAAGTTCGAGCAACTGAACGACTTCCGTGGTTCAGATGCCCTAGCAGTTGATGGTATCGATGTTGGTATTACTACTGCCGGTACTGTTCAAGGCAAGCTGAAGCTCTATAAGGATCCGCTGTTCCCCAACTGCAAGATCCTAATGGGCTTCAAGGGTGGTTCAGTCCTAGACAGCGGATATTTCTATGCGCCATATATACCACTTCTCAGCACTCCAACCGTGCTAGATCCAAACAGCTTCACTCCCAATAAGGGAATCATGACGCGTTATGGCAAGAAACTCATCGAAGACGGTGGGCTTTACTATGGTGTCGTGACCGTAAGCAACCTCTAAGGTTTTAAAAGCAATCTTTAAAGAACCCGCCTAAACGGCGGGTTTCTTTTTATATCTAGTTGTTTCACTCCCAATAAAAACAAATCAGTTATTAGCATTAAATCAAATGTACTTAAAATGGGCAACTTCACGCCTAATAAGAGGTACTATGAAGAAATGTCATCAGTGCGAAGAAACCAAAGACTTAATAAAATTTCCTAAAATAGGGCGTAAATGTAAACAATGCAAAGCTTATAACCTTAGAGAATATCGGAAAAACAATAAAGAATATGTACTCAAAAGATCGAAGAAATGGAGACAAGATAACGCCGACAAGATAAAAAAGCAAAAAAAAGAATCTTATAAACGACATTCAGATAAAGTAAAGAAAAAGAACAATAGATATTATCACAACAATGCTGAGGAGCGTAGGGCTTGGCAGAAAAATTATCAAATTGATAAAGAGACCGCTAACGTTGAGTCTTGGTTAAGAAAATGCTTGAAACATTCAATTAATGGCGATAAAAGACTTGATAGAGAACATAATATCGGTCTTGAATTTGTGATAAAATTGCATAAACAGCAAGATGGAAAATGTGCTCTGTCTGGTCTGAATATGTCTCACCAAAGAGATGATTTATTTGCTATATCAATTGATAGGATCGATTCTAAATTTGGACATATTGAAGAAAATATCCAACTTGTTTGTAGTGGGCTAAATAGAGCTAAACGTGAGTATTCTAATCAGAAAGCCATTCAATTTGTGGAAGCCATTAGGAATCAGGCATATAATTTTTTGGATTTTGATAAATTTTCATTTCCAGAATCTACTAAAATTTACACATCGTACAAAAAATTGAAATTTAAGGAGGAAAAATTGCGACCAGTTTTTAATCAACAATTTGAACCTCCCCGATATTCTGACAAACTTCTTCAAGATGACTATTCTAGAATTGTTAATTATAATCTTAGCGACTATTTGAAAGATGACAAATGGCGGTCCCACAAACCTGAAAATAAGCCATGGGCTGGCAAAAAGTTAGTATGGCATTTTCACCCACACTTATGGGAAGTTAAAACTCAGAATAAACCTGTTATTTCTAAAATATGGGGCAGAAATAATAATTCGATCTTTGAGCGTACTTTAAACAATCTTGTTGGTGGCCAGACTAAAATATCCTTTGAAAGGATCGTTAGAGAATTTGTTTTCGCTGGCATTGGTGTTCCTTCTCAGATTCACGCTGGATTTGCCCGTGCGGTTTATCAATATTTTGGGTGTAAAAGTGGCGATATAGTTTATGATCCTTTTGCCGGATGGGGAGGCAGGCTTTTAGCCGCCTCTTCGCTTGAGTTAAAATATGATGCTTTTGAATTGTCTTTTCTGACATGGGAAGGATTAATTAAGATGGCTGATTTTATAAATTATGATGGTGCGCATATTTTAAAATTCAACTCTGCTGTAATAGAACCTACTCTAGATAGATATAAATTGATGTTTACTTCGCCGCATTTTGGATCAGAAGAATATATCGATTCTCAATCTTCAGTTAATCTTGACACATTATTAGAA